GCCGCTTCTTCTAAATGATTCCTCCACTATATTGGCTATTGTAGGCGCATGAGCTGTGATCGCATCTAGCGTGTCTCTTGAGTCAAAGGCTTGTATATTATAAGTCACATTAACATTTGCTCCTCCTGCAAGCTGATTATTAGGTACTATCGTTCCTGATTGATTAGGTACAAATAGCTCGGCTCCTTGTTCACCAACTATATATGGTCGGCCTGCAGATACAGCTCCCCCTTTTGCTAATCCCTGTATTTCCGTACTGGTACTGAGAGGAGCACCAATACCCAAGCTATCTAAAAATGGGGTAACAATTTTTACTTTAATAAATTCTCGCACTATCATTTTAAGAACTGAATCTATAGTATTTTTTAAAGTCATAGCACCATTACTGATATTCATAAAGGCATCTGTTAATCCAGTTTCAAAAGTAGTAGCAACCTGTGTTCCAAGTTTATTAAACTCGCTTACCGATTCTCCTGCATTAGTTAATGCCTTTTGAAAACCATCTCTAAATTCTTCCATGTTACTTACTACTGCTTCTTTCGAGTTTTTAGATGAATCCTCCAATTCAATATTAAGATTTCTTATGCGTTCAATGACTTCATCTATTTTTAATGTTGACCCACTAATTGAATTTGCTAAATCTAAATTTGCTTTTCCAATGCTTTTGGTAACAGACGCTATTTCTTTTTCTAAGCCTTCTTTACCCATAATTTTTAAAACAACATCAAAAGATTTTAATATGGATAATGATAATTCTTTAAAACTATTACCTATATCATTTACCATTGTTGAAATGCTTTCCACTACACTAGCTATACCTTTAATAATACTTTTTATACTTTCTAAAAATCCTATAGCTATTTTTTTACCAAATTCTTCAAAACCCCCTTCCTTTAAATTCAAGCTAACAAAAATATCACTTAACTTTTTTGAAAAGTCGGTTAATACAGGTAGAAATGGAGCAATAATATTGATAGCCAATGCTGAAATTTGCTTTTTAACTATGTTAAAGCTATCCGCCATTTTTTCTGCATTATTAATAACGCGATTTGAAATAATAAAGCCTAATTGATCAGCTTCATTATAAAAATCTTTTAATCCTGCACTACCATTTTTAAGCGTATTTACTAATGCAACACCCTCACTATCAAAAAACTTAAACGCTAATCTCACTTGTTCAGCACTTGATGTGGTTTCTTGTATTCCATCTGCGACCTCAAACAAAACTGATTCCATGTCTTTAAAATTGCCGTTTTGATCTACTAAATCTATTCCTAATTCTTTTAACGCTCCCCTTGCTTCTCCCATTCCCTTCTGTGCTTCAGCCACACGCCTTATAAACCTTTGTAACCCCATATCTAATGCAGTAACAGCTACCCCTGTCTGTTCCCCTGCAAAGCGAAACTTCTGTAAAAACTCAGCGTTGACTCCTAATTTGCTTGCCGTTTTTCCAAGGGTGTCTAAAAAAGAAACTGATTTAAAAACAATAGCTGATATAGCAACTGTTATACCTGCTATAACTTTTGTAATTTGTTTAAAAGCATTAACAACACCGCCTGCAAAACTAGTTATTTTCTTTAAACCAGCTTGTACAGCCAACATTGCTCTTTGTGTTTTATTAACTGCATCAATAACAATGTTATATTTTGTTTGCTTTTTAGCCATTATTTATTTCTTTTTTCCTCTAATATTTTTATATATGCTAACCATCCAATATATTCATCTATTGTAATTTCTTGTAATTGCTCCAATGTCATATGAAGGCGATCCGCTAACGCATACTGGTTAAATAAATTCGGATCGCCCTTTATTTTTTTTCAACAGTCTCAGCATCATCTTCCGTTCCCATAATCCAACTACCTACTTTTGTAAGCACTTGTACATCCACAGAATTCAAAAGTTTTTGTTTATCCTCAAGGTCAAACAATTTCTTACCATCTGCATCTAACGCTTTATAAATTAAAGCATAAGCAAGCAAGGCAAGATCATCATTCTTACTTAGTCGATATAACTTTTGCGACTCAGATAAAGTTAATGGTTTTGAATATATAAAAAACTCATCATCTTCATCTGACCATTCCTCAACTTTTAATTTTCTAATTGTTAGATTTTCAAAGTGAGCAACGGCTTTATCTATCGCTTTGTTAGCCATTAAGAGGTGCCTGTAGTAATACCACCACTAAAGCTTAAGCTGATACTGGCCTCAACCATGCCATCGAAGGAACCTGTAATATTTTTCGATGTAACAATCGCTGTTCCTGTATAACTTGTATCACCCGAATCTGCGCCCTCTGGATATAGCACCAATGTAACTTCTGCGGCAGGTGCTAAAGCAACTTGTCCGTTTGTGTCATTTTCATCCCAATAACACTCGATACTAGCTGTAGCACTTTGTAAGCCTGCATGGTATGACCGATAAGAGTCTCCCATTACAGATTTTTCTATTACATCTGCTGAGTGTTCAAGTGACCAAGAACGAACTTCAGCAACTGTGTTAGAGCCAACTTTTACTAAGCCGTCTTTTCCACTATGTGACATAATTTAATCTCCTTTCTTAGATTGTTTTTGTTTACTGGAACTAGAAGTTTTTTTACCTTCTTCATTCCACCCTTTACTTTTTAAATACTCCACTTGTGAGTCATCAACTTCTATAATTGTTGACCCGTCAGATGAAATTAGTTTTATTCTCATACAAATCTCCTTTATAAAGCTGTATCTGGTGCGTTCTCAGCAGTTATATATTGAATGGTATAACTTAATGTGGCGGTTGCTACTGGTTGATCACCTTCACCATTAAATTCAATTTCTGTTGAGGATAGATAAGAGCTTTTAGCTAAATTATTTATTGTGTTGTCATTCCCCATTGCAGTTTCTACTTCACTACATATATTATCTAAAGTCTCATCAAAGTTTGAAACCGCTTTAACAACAGCTTCAATATTCAATGTTAATATTCGATTGATATGCCTTGTTGTACCCATAATATCTGGCTCACTTTCTTCTGATTGCGTATACACCAATAAACAAGGCAAATTTGTTGAATTTAAATCATAAACTCTTGATTGGTATACTTTTGTGCCAGTTGTACTTAACCCTGAAACAGTTGTTCCCCCTACTCGCTCTCTTATTTGTTGACGAACATGAGCCATTATTGTTTCTCAAGTATTAGTTGAGTAATGCCTTGTCCATCTGGCTGAACATTGACAATATTGTAAGTCACACCTGATATAGTTATGGTGTCTCCATTTTCAACATTTGTCATATCACTAGAGCGCCCTGTGACGACAGGAGAAGTTGATTCAATTTCAACCCCTATATCTGGTGCTATACCAAAATATTCATTATTAAATATCACAGAAATAGAACTACCACTTCCGTTTATTGTAATCGTGGCTGTTTCACCATGTGCATCTGTATCAAAAAAGCCTGCTAGATCTTGTGCTGTTTCTAAAGCCATTTATTTTTTCTTTTTAGATCGCTTTTTTACATTTTCGCTTTTCATGTTTCTATCAACTGTTGCAACTTCATTATCTGCTAATGCAACTTGCTTTCTGTATAACAATTCAATTGCAATAGATTTTTCTATTTCAAGAACTGTTCCCACAGGTTGTGCGCTTCCGTTGATTAAACATGATCTTAATACTACATATTTATCCATAGTTTTATTCTCCTTGTTATTGCTAGGAGGGGTATTACCCCCTCCCAGACTTTTTGTTGTTAGTACCATAATAAAATGTTAATTAATCTCTATTAACTTGCGGCACAGAAAGAAACGGCGTGTCTAACACCAACATCCATGCTTTGTAGAGCAACAATTCTGACTGTTCCTGAACTAGAGTGAGTAAAGTTGTCTACGATTACATCAAGACCACCAAAGAACCCAATTAATAGGTCGCTAAAGTTACCAAAGACATAGTTATTAACTGTTAATTGTGGTGAGACAATAACTGGATAGCCATTGACCTCATTATTTTCAGCAATAAATACCGCTGTGTTACTGGCCTTAGCAGTTGTTTTTAAAGTTCCATAATTAGTTGGATGCACTAAATAACGAAGGTCGCCCAGTAACGCGTTGTCTACGCTGACACTACTTTCCATGGATACTACTTCAGAAAATGTGGGGGATGCGGCACTCGAAAGACTAACAGTATTGATTCCTGAAGTGTTAGTGATTCCTGTTGGATTACCTGAAGAACCATTTCCTTCTACTGCTTTATCATCTAATACTACTGCGATAGAACCTGCTAAATCATCTCTTATTAAATTTTCAACATCTAATGAACTCTGCATCAAAAGCTGCCTTGTGACGTCTGTTGTTACGCCTGCAGTTTTGGGACTTAAAGTCAAACTTCCAACAACCATTTCGCTCTCGCTACTTGATCCACCTTCGCTACTAATAAAAGCGGCTGTAGATGCGGCTGATTTGCGAGGAATTTTAACATCACCAGAAAGCCCAGAAAGTGTGGTGGCTATCGGAAGTACTGCTGATTTATTTCTAAGAACATCAATAAAACTATCGCCTCTAAAATCATCTGCAATTAAAGCTGAATCATCAGATGCATTCATATCTCTTTGTTTCCAATTTGCTAACACTTCAGGGGCAATTAGCACACCTTGTGCTGTTTGTTTGTATGCTTTTCCTGCGGCTTCTGAACACTCGAACTCAAACTTAGCCGCTTCTTGTGCTCTTCTGTCAGTAGGATTTGCCATTGCGTTAATCGCTTTTATTAAGCTAAACCTTTGTGTTTCTTTTTCTGTAAGGCCTACTTCAGGAGTTTCTAAAGGCTTATCTGTTCCTATAGCATTTAATAATGCACCTCTAAACTGCTCTAATGATTGACCTTCTCTGATAGCGTTTCTGGCAAGATCAGATTTATTATGACGAGCACCTAATTCAAGGATTTCATCATTTGATTTAGCAATTTCAGCTTTTACTTTATCTGAAGTTTGCTTTCTGATCTCATCAACATTCACTTCAGGTTCTTTTAGTTCATTACTCATTTTTTTCACCTCTATTGTTTGAATATTGTTATTAACTTTTTTACCTAAATTTTCAGGTAAATTCTTTGCACATTCATCTGACCTTCCTATGCCTACATTGCTTGATTGATCAGCAGGCACGCTAACTATACTTGCCTCTAATGGTTTAAAATCGACTCTATAAGCAGGCTCATCAAATGATGTATCTCTTTTCATATCTTGGATTTGATAACCCACAGAAACATTTCCTTTAATTCCATCACGAACATCTTGAAATGTTTCTTCTGCAAGCGCGCTTCTTCCAAAACGCACTTCAGCAATCGTTCTTTTCTGATCGCTGTCTAAGTAAAATTTCTCCACTACTCCAATTTGTTCTCTTTGATCATGGTTAAGCAATAATGGCGCTCTCCCACTACTCATAAAAGAACTATCAATAGAGTCTGGAGAATGATCTAAAATTTCTAAACCAAAAGATCGAGAAACGGGAGTTTCACTTGTTAAAGCTAATTTGACTGTTCTAGCATCTGCATCAATATATTCTTCACGCACTTCAGAACTTCTAAATTGCTTTTCTTTTGAATACTCCTCCTCAATCTTTTTTTCTATTTTGTCTTTTTCCATATCATCACCTATTGATTATTACTTACTGGCAAAATTGCCACACCCTCTACTCCTTCACCTATAAGATCGGGGTAAATCTTATATTTGTGGCCTTGCCTTTCGGCAATCCCACCCCGCCAGTCCTTTTACTCCTCATCCTCTTCATTAATTTCTAAATCAGGAGGTACAGCAGTTTTATTCGCACCATAAGGGCTAAAGCCAAACTCTATATTGTATTGTTGTGCTAACTTTCTTTCTCTATCTAGAGCTTCAAATAACTCTTCTGGGTCTCTACCTAATGAGCTTTGTATATCTGCAAAAGTATATTGACCACTTTCTAATCCTTTAACATGAGCATTGATTTCTTTTAAAGGGTCGATCCAAGACCATGAGCGGGGTAAAAAAGTTGGAAATTGGAATTTTTCATACCTTGTGATTGGTAAGTTAATTGCGTTGCGTGTCATTGCACATTCCAACCATTTTTTATAAATAGGTCGCATCATGTGTTGAACCATAAATTGTTGTAACACCCTAAATTGGTCTCTGTCATCCATGACTCCTTGGCGAATACTAGAATAATTAACGCCTTCTAGATTATTTGCCAAAGTGACATAAGAAACATTTAAACCTGAAGCAATACTTCTAAGCATTGCCTTTTCAAAGTCAGCAAAGGTTTGATTCGGGTAATCAGGTTTAAACTCTCTAAAATCTGTTCCTGCTGGGAGTTGCTCAAAAGTACCAGCTTGGGCATCCATCACTTGAGTGTAAGTGTCTTCTGTTGACTCTCCAACATACTCATCACCATCACCTGCAATAAAAAAGCCCATTTTAGATGCTCCGACTCTGGCATTAACCAAAGCTGATTCCCTAAAGCCTGAAAGCATTTTCATATTTAATAAAATTGGCGATAAGAAAGGCACACCTCTAGTTTGTTCTGCCCTTGTTGGCATATAAGCATGAATTAATTCACTTGCAGGTATTCGCATATATTTCCTATCATTGCTGTAGGTATATGGTGTGTCTGCGGGATGGTTTTGAAATAAATAATAAGCTAAAGGTTTATTAAATGAATTTAGCTCAACACCCATAACGATTCTATTGCCGTTGCTTGGGTTATTAGAATTGTACTCATCATCTAAATGATCAGCTTCAAGAAATTGTATTTGATACCCAAACCTATTTTCATCTGTTTTTAAATGCCTTATTAAAACTTCGCCATCTCTAGCTAAAGACTTAATAAATAAATTTTGGCAATCTATCCAACTTTGCCTGCCGTTTGCAGTACACACTCCAAGATCAGCCCACTCTAAAAAAGCATCTTCAATAATGCCGTTACCTATTATGTCTAGGTCGCCGTTATCATTGCGACCTTTACTAGCTAATCGAATACCATGATTACCAACTACATTAGAAGATAATAGATTTAAATATCTTGCAATAATTGACTCATTTCTTGCTAAAGCTCTTGATCTATTTCTCAAAGTCCTGAGTGAATCTTTTATTTCTTTATCAGCG